GTCAAAGCATTCGCTACGAATAAGCCTTTGTATCACAAAGACGGGTCTCAGACGAGGGTAGACCCCACAACCGCCAATGCCTTACTCACTGTGCATAGTGCCTTGCATCCTGATAATCGCAAGCAGTTTGCGGATGCCCTGGAACACTCAAAAGGAAAATTCAATCGTATGCTTGATTTTACTTGGCGCCAGGTTAAGTAATGAACGCCGTGACACTCATTGCCGAGGGCCGTTTCATTGATGCTGGTGCCATGATTCAGAAGTTCCTCAATCAGATCGTGGAGAAGAAGCTCGCGGTGCTCAGAAAAGTGATTACCGAGTCGATGTTTACGGAAGCGAATCGAATGAAACAAGGGCGCACAATTCTGATTAGACGCCGTATTCGCAAGGGAAAAGTTCAGCGCATGATTCGCAAATCCGCAGTGAAGGGATTCACATTGCGACACGGAAAGATCACACGAATTCCCGCAGCTAAGCGCATTCATATGAGGATCGTGCAAAGGAGAGCAGCAAGAAAACGCCGCTCACATATGCAGCAAACATTGAGAAAGCGAAAACTCTCAATGCGGAAGAGAAAAGCTTACGGGATACATTAAGGAGAGAATATGTCATACGAATTAGTTAATAGAATTAAGGGTCCTTCCACACTGATGGTTGTTGATGGCTCAGTAACAATCAATCTGGGCGATCTTGCTGTAGCAGTCGCAAATATCAGCGGAGTTATCAAGGGAAATGTTGAAAATGTCACAACCGCCATCATCACGTCTTGTAAGTGGTCCACACCAGTCGGTGGCACTGTGAAGATCAGCCGCGATGCAGGGGGTGTTGCGACGGGTCCGAATCTCGTAGCGAATCTTTCGGGCACGAATCAATGGATTCACAACGAAGTACCGTTTGCCAATACACCAACAGGAAATATCGCAGTCGCTATTACTGGAGGTGGAACCGTTTATCTGACGATCAAGAAGGAAGCGGTCTATAACGTACAGACCCAGAGTATCTAAATGAAGTCATTTAAGGAATTTATTGCAGAGGGAATCCGAAAGACACCCGCTCAGAAGAAAGCGTGGGATGCGTATAAATTTGCGGAACAACAACAGGATAGATACCTGGGAAGTGTGTTCGTAAATTCTCATGGTCAGCGTCAGCATGAAGGGAAAGTAAAAGCAGCGTATGATGAATGCAAGCGACTCGGTATGGGCGTAGAACACGGGCTATAAGCCAAAAGGAGAGATAAAAGTGAAACTCATAAAGGAGTGGTGCGATAACGTACAAGTGCTTGAGGAATCTGATAAAGAATCGGGTAGAAAGTCCTTCTATATTGAAGGAATCTTCATGCAGGCCGATAAGACAAACAAGAACCGACGCAAGTATGCGTTTGAGTCTCTAAACAGAGAAGTGGAGCGATATAAGAAAAATTATATCAATGAAAACCGAGCCTTCGGTGAACTTGGACACCCTGATACACCTACGGTTAATCTTCCTCTCGTCAGTCACATGATTAAGGAACTGAGGGCTGAGGGAAAAGATTTCTACGGTAAAGCAAAAATCTTGGGTGGTCCAATGGGGACTCCGAACGGCAAGATCGTGGAATGTCTATTGACAGAAGGAGCAAAAATAGGAGTCTCAACCCGTGGATTGGGAACCCTTGTACGTGGTGCTGATGGAGTCGATCTAGTTCAGGACGATTTTCAGTTGTCCACAGCAGGGGATATCGTTGCAGACCCCTCCGCTCATGATGCCTTTGTCAGGGGGATCATGGAAAATAAGGACTGGATTCTGATGGATGGGGTGTATGTGGGCAGAGATGCCGAGCAAGCAAAAATGATTATAAATAAAACATCTAGCAGGCAACTACATGAGACGTGCGTAAGATTGTTTGAGGACTATTTGAAAGCTCTTACTGGAAAGCCTAGATAGTTACAAATCTCGAAAAGTATAAATAATCATCACAACAAGGAGACTTTTATGAGCAAGACACTGATGGAAGCCGCAGCCGATATTCTCAATGCCAGCAAGTCTAGTGCACCCGGAATGCCGATGGTAAAATCTCCTCAGGGTTTCGAGGATTTGGGAGGAGTCACACCCCATAAAGCAACACCAGATAAGATCGAAGTGGGTGCTAGGGCAGCAACACCTCCTGGAAAGCTGCCTTCTTCCGATACCAAGGCACCAGCAAAGAAGTTATCAGGATCAGATGCCGAAACTATCGATCCTACAGAAGAGGGATCGGAAGAGAACGAAGAAGAATCTGCACGTCAGGCCCGCATTGAAGCAGGACTCCGTTCAGGATACCTCAAGGAAGAGGACAAGGACGACGATGATGACGACAAGGACGATGACGACAAGGATGATGACGATGATGACAAGGACGACGAGGAGGAAAAGAAGGAACTTAAGGAAGCGTGGCTTGCAGAACTCAGGGGGGATGTTGCCGCAATCTTAGCATCTGAAACTTCCCTTCCAAAGGAATTTGCCTCCAAGATCGGTACGATCTACGAAGCTCGCGTAACAGATAAGGTTCTTACCATTCAAGAAGCCATCGAAGAAGAATACTCTGTTAAGTTTGAGAACGCTGTCATAGCAGTCCGTGAAGAATTGTCTGAAAAAGTCAATACGTACCTTGATTATGTGGTTGAGCAGTGGATGGATCAGAACGAACTCGCCATCGAAAAGGGACTTCGTTCCGAATTGACCGAAGAATTTATCGGTGGATTGCGTAACTTGTTCCTCGAAAGCTTCATCGACGTACCTACTGAAAAGGTCGACCTCGTTGATGAACTCGCCACAAAGATTGAAGAATTAACCAGCCAGTTGAATGAAGAAGTCGCTAAAGGCATGGCTCTTAAACAGCAACTCGGAGAATCCAAGAAAGAAGAAATCCTCAACAACGTTTGTGAAGGATTGACACAAACCCAAGTTGAGAAGATTCGCCACATCGCAGAGAGTGTCGAATTCACCGCAGAAGGTGATTATATCAGCGCAGTGTCTACAATCCGAGAGAACTACTTCCCAATCAACACGGGGAAGAAAACTGACGTGAATGCAAAATTATTGAGAGAAGCTTCTGAAATTGTAGAAGAAAAGACTCCAATTCTTGATGCAGGTGTCGCGTCTGTTGTAGCTTCTCTTAAACAGGGAATGAAATAATCACCAATACCAAATAACAAGGAGTACTATTATGTTTTTAGCTGAAGATTTAGTCAAGAAGTGGACCCCAGTCCTCGACTTTGAAGGGCTTCCTGCCATCACCGACCCACACCGTCGCGCAGTCACGGCAATCGTCCTGGAGAACCAGGAAAGTATGCTCAAGACCGAAGCCGGAATTCTCCTCTCAGAAACAGCATTGAACGCAACGGGTGGGGGACTCACGGGCGCAGCAACAGCAACCGGTCCTATGGCTGGTTACGATCCAATCCTTATCAGCTTGGTTCGTCGTTCCTTGCCTAACTTGATTGCGTATGACATCTGCGGCGTCCAGCCAATGACCGGTCCTACGGGATTGATTTTCGCAATGCGTTCCAATTACTCCTCAGGTGGTGCACGTACTGACGAAGCATTCTATGACGAAGCAAATACCGGTTTCACAGGCGATCTCGGTGCACAAACTGCATTGACATTGGCTACAACAGCGAACACTGCCGCAGTGTTTGAAACTGGAACTCTCGGAGTCAACTCAGGAAAGGGAATGTCCACTTCCACAGCAGAAGGCTTGGGTAGTGGTCAAGCATTCTCCGAAATGGGATTCAGCATTGAAAAGGTCACCGTGACTGCAAAGACACGCGCCCTCAAGGCTGAGTACACGTTGGAATTGGCACAGGATTTGAAGGCTGTTCATGGACTCGACGCCGAGACAGAACTCTCCAACATCCTCTCCGCCGAAGTGCTATCAGAAATCAACCGTGAAGTAATCCGCACCATCTATCAAGTCGCCAAAGTCGGATGTCAAGTAGGCACGACCAAGGTTGGTACTTTCGACCTCGACACCGATTCAAACGGACGTTGGATGGTAGAAAAGATCAAGGGACTTGTGTTCCAGATCGAACGCGAAGCAAACGTCATTGCTAAGCAGACACGTCGCGGCAAGGGCAACGTAGTGGTCTGTTCTTCAGACGTAGCCTCAGCGTTGGCACTCGCAGGAGTGTTGGACTATCAGGGTGCACTGAAGGATCAGATTTCATTGAGTGTGGACGACACAGGCAACACGTTTGCAGGAACTCTGATGGGAAGATACAAGGTCTACATCGATCCTTACTTCCCAGCCTCCCAGTCTACGGAATTCGCAGTCGTCGGGTACAAGGGTTCTAATGCGTTTGACGCAGGAATCTTCTACTGCCCATACGTTCCATTGCAGATGGTCCGTGCAATCGACACCGCGACGTTCCAACCAAAGATCGGATTCAAGACTCGTTACGGACTCGTTGCGAACCCATTCGCAGAAGGAACCGTGCAGGGATCGGGAGCCTTGACCGTCCGAGCGAACATGTACTACCGCGCACTCAAAGTCGCAAACATTGCGTAATTGAGCCAGCAGTAGAGTGTTTCAAAGTTGAGGGGACTCCGAAAGGGGTCCCCTTTTCTTTTCCCTTGACAACACTCCTAAATAGTGATATGCTCGAAC